CAAATTGATACTTCTCAAGTAGATGTCCTAATAGGTTAGTATTCTTACCTGATATAGAAGGATAATTAGGTTGTACCAATCCAGAGTAAAGCATGCTTTGTACTTTTTTGTCAAGTTTAACTCCACTTAGTTCTCCAGCAGAAAGAGTATTATATACATTATCCATATATACTCTTGCTTGCTTTTCTTGTTGCTCTTTTCTTGCTTCTTGTTCTGCAAGTTTTCTAGCAACAATTTCTTCTTGCATTCTATCCAACTTTGGTTTAAACTGATTAGCTTTCTGTTCAAGCTTATTCATATCAGCCCAATCTTGAATCTCAGATTCAATCTCTTCAGGAGTTCCAAAGTTTGTAGCATACAAGTACTGTCTAGCAATTTCTTCTTGGTGACCTTCTACAGAAGGATCTAAGTCAAAAGTTTCTTCTACTTGAGCTAGAGTTCTAAAAAGTCCTTTCAGATCTTGACCACCATCTGCTACATACTTAGCAGCAATTTGAAGTTCTTCAGGCAATGCTTGAAAAAATTCTTTTGGTGTGGACTCTCTAACTTTATTCTCACGTTCTTGAAAGTTTGCTTCAAAAAGTTCTCTAAAGTCTTTTGTTGTATAATCCTCTAAAGGTTTATCATCATCAAAAGGAATTAGAGTACCTTCCTCAATCATTTTAACTGCTAACTCAGCAAGACCAGATTTATCCACTTTTGGTCTTCCTTTATTACCAGCTTCCTCTTCCTGAGAAATTAATCCGTCAAGTTCTGCAATAGTACTTTCTACTTCTTGCTTTACTTCTTCAGCACTTACTACAGGTTTCTCTGCAGCAGGTTTGTCAATGAACGATGTATCAACTTCAGGCTCTTTGTATAGCACTGACTTCTTTTCTTCTTCCTGACTGCTTTCAGGTAACATGATGTTTTCTGCACCAGGTGACCCAAATATCTCATCAAGATTTACATCAACTTGACCTACCGTTGTAGAATCAAGGTTTTGTGCACTACTATTAGTGTCTTGCATATGTGTTGGTTTTTGTTTGTTACTTAATTTAATATAAGTATAATTATGATAATAAACTTCTAAAATTTAAAAAGGTCTGTCAATTTTTTGCATTATATAGCTAAACTACTTCTCCTTGTTACCTTTAGTATTCTTATCATATTTATTTTTGTTCTCTCTAGCTATCTGGAGTTGTTTATCTGCTATATCTTTTTGAGCTTGAATCTTTTCTCTTTCAATAGTTGTTTTCTCAGAAGCTAACATATTTCTATTAGACTCCTTTTGTCTCTCCATATCCATTTGTTGCTGATATGCTTCAGTTTCTCTAATCTCCTTTAACTGATCTGCATAATCAGATTGAAGGTTCTTATCAATATCTTGCATAGCACCAAAGCCTGCTGATTTAATCTGAGCTACAAGTAAGTCACGCTGTCTGTTTTTCTCTGCTTCTAATGTCTCATGATCAAGTTTAAGTTTTTGTTCTTGAGATTTAGCTTGAAGCATTTGATCTTGCATTTGCTGTTGCTGTTGTAACTCTTGTTGTTTGAATTGTTGTTGTTTTTCTTCAGATGTCTTAAGAGCATTATTAAGTTCAGAAATAGATTCAGATTGAACAATTTTACCTAAGTCATATATAGAAGCTCCTGTAGTATTATTATTAAGAGCCATAGATTTAAGTTGTTCAAGAACAGCTCTATGGTTAGCAGTTGTTGTACAGAATATATTTAAATCTCTCATTAACAAGTCAGTACCATTAATTTGGAAGTTGACTTTTTCATCAGCTGTAGTTAAGTACTGCAGTCTTAATGATGGTTTTGTTGAATGATAGTATTGTGCTAAATCTGTACGCATCTGGTGCACTCTTGGCATCAAGTAATCACAGTGTTGTATAAAGTACATCTCTGTTTGTGCATATGATGCAGATACAGCTTGCTCAACTCCAGTTGCTGTTTGTTGAGATAACTGCTGACCCATTCTTTGAGGATTCACACCAATTACTTCATAAGCTTGTTGCTTAAAGTAATTAGCTAACTGTATCCTTGACATTAATCTTTCTGTTTGAGAAAGATCTAGTTTCTGGAAATGCTGGAAGTTTAATGGATTCTCAGTATTTGTAATAGATGTGTCTAAAGGTAGCATTTGGAAATTCTTCATTGCTACATATGCTTTAGCCAAATTATTCTTACCCCAGTCTTCTCCAAGAGAATGTCGGGGTAAGGTATTTTGGTCTAGCATAATAATTGTGCCTAACTCATCTACTAGAATATCTGCTATCTGATTGTTTACAATATTGTATGCAATCTGGAATGGTTTCATTAAATCAAGCAGAGCTGTTGACTTTGTATTTCTATCTGAGAATACAGATCCTTCTACAGGAAGTTTACAACCGTATATAGAACTATCTCCTTTAAACTGGAATCTTAGAGGACCTATTTTGTTTTTATCTACTCCAATATAGATAGGAGTAAATCCTCCAGGGTTATTCATACCCCAGAATGATGGTAAGTTTGGTCCAATCTTTACACCACCCCATACTTCATTAATCCAAATCCAATCTATATGTTCTCCAAATAATAGATTATCCTTTGTTTTGTTTTTGAACAATCTAGTATCATAAACTGGTTTGTCAGTTACTTTGTAGTCTTCTGTTACTATTTCAGTAATTACTTCTCCGTTATCAGCAACTTTAGTTAAGTGCCCTACTTTACGTTGAGACTTCCAGTATGCTGTACTTACTCTTAATAGGTATGCTGTACCGGCTACATTGTAATCCTCACCTTCTGCTAAGATTTGAGATATAACATCTCCTCCTTCTAATACAGATCCTGATACCATAGAAGTATATTGTCTGTATGCTAGTGAAGGTAAGTTAGTATTCCATTCATGAGTTTTAGTAGCATCATAATATGATCCATCATTTTGTTGACCGCCTATGTTATAACCTGCAGAACGTATTGGATAAATAGCTTCTAATGCCTCAAGTTGTTCTTCAGTCATCAAGTAACCATATCTATCAATAACATCAGCTACTGTAAACATATCTGTTTTACCAACCCAGTTAGCTTGAGAAATATATCTAGCATCCGGAGACTTATGATAAAAGGATAGAACAGGATTCCAAAGTTCTACTTCATAATCATCATCCATCATGCGCATGTGCCAGAACTCTCTATCTGTAATAAGACTATCTCTAAATGCTCTTTCTTCAAGCTCATCTATTTTAAATCTTTCTACATCTACTTTATGTTGGTGAGTAGCCCATTGTTCAACAAGTGATCTATAGTCTTTTTTGAAGAATGACTCTATCTCTGGTAATGTTTTAAAATTCTCTGGATTCATTTGCTGTTGTGCTTCTTCTGAATTAGGATCTAGTCCTTGTTCAAGAAGAGCAGAAACAATTTTCATCTTAGCATCACCCATCAAAACTTCTTCTACTGCTTGACGTTTTTGCTCCATCATCTCATTGTATGAGAATTCATCTACAGCACGGTAAGTAAGTTTAGTAGATCTTTTAGCAAATTCTGCTACTAAGACATTAATTACATTTGGGATAATAGGATAGAATTTTAACTCTAATGCAGAATAGTCTTCTTTTGTTAGTGTCTCTACAATATCTCTATATTCATTATCTTCTTCAATTATATAATCAGACTTATCAATAATACCTTTTGCAAGTTTATAGTTCTTCATCAACCTGCGGGCATTTCTACGGATTTGTTTTAACCCATTCCATTCCAACCAATCTAAGTTCCAGGCTGCCCATTCTTGATCTTTTTGATCTTTAGGCAAAAACTGTAAAGGTTGAGTAATACTACCCATCCTGTTATGTTGAACCTTAGCTCCCTTTTTTAACTGTAGCGCATTATATACTTGCATAGTTTTTATTTAAAGTTTTTAAATGGAGACCTCTTAAAGTTTTGACCCATTCTAGTTGTACCCCTTCCCATGTGGCGAAACGGACTATTATTTAATTTATACAAATTTTCTGACTTTTGCAAGTTTTTAGAGGCTTCATCCATAATAACTCTTTTGGCAAATCCTCTATTTGATTGCTGAATTTTCATAAAAGCAACAAGTGCAGAAAAGGCTACTAAACGGTCAACATTGAGTCCTTCCTGATAAGCTTGCATTTCTTTAAGTAACATTGGATCTGGAATTCTTTCTATTCCATAAATTGTTTTTACAATTGCTCCATCCTCCTTAGTTACAGTATCTAATTCTTCTCTAGTGTATTCAATAACATAACTTAATAAATGTGACTTGAATAATACACCGGTATTCTTCCATCCATACTCCTGGAACACGTTAGCATTTGCACCAAGATCTTTCAAGAAAAGAATTTGATTCTTAGGTACCAGATACTTTTGTTTTTTCCTAGATATCATATACTGGATAAATAGTGAGATGTTATTCTCTATTACAGTCCAGGCATTATACCATTCTATTATTAACTCTAGTTTCTCATGAGTCTTTTTGATATCATCAAATCTACCACACCATGCTGCTACTATCTTGTCTTGTTCAATATAACTTTCTATCTCTCCATTAGTGTGTTTAGTTACCTCTATAGGAGCTTTCATTACATATATTGAACATAGTGATTCTGAGGTAGTTGTTTTTCCCTCAGACACGGGGTCAATAGAAGCATAGTACATCCCAAATGTAGGATCCTTCACTGGTCTTTCCCATACTACTAGAGTACCTGTTTTATCCTCAGTCTTTTTAGATATAGGAAATTCAGATATAGGAAGTTTATTTGTTTCTTTTGCTATTGGTAAACCATTCTCATTTCTTGAGAGTTCTACAAACTCATAAGAATATTCTTTATCTTCTATTCTTCTTAATTGTGCTGCAACTAAATGCTGAGGGAATACAGATACTTTTCTATGAGCAAATGCTTCTTCTATATTTCTAGGGTGCTGAGAAACTTCAAGCTGGTAAGCTTCTGGACTCATTTTCTTTTTGCACTCCTCAAAATAATTATTTAATGCTTCTAAAGCCTCCTCTACAAGAGAATTACCATGTTCATCTATATACGGAGGCATAGACCATTGTTCAGGAATAAACAATCCTGATACACCTATAGTACCTTGCTTATCTATTAAGTTGGTATCTACAGCATATACTTCATTAGCTTCAGGATTTAGAATCATTTCTTTTAATGGTTCACATTGATCTAAGTCACCCACAGATCCTGCAGCTATAAACATTCCTGTAGTAATTAAACCAGATTTAAGTGCTGGTTTAATATATCCAAATGTTGTATCCATTTTAGGTGCAATACCTGCTTCCTCATGGAAGAAGTATTTAACTGGACCCCCTACACCATTTGTAGGATCTTTCTCAAAGGACATACCTTGTATTGTACCTTTAAGACCTACTTCTGTTTTTCTATCTCCTTTTCTTACTTCAATCTTTTGTTGCCACATCATAACCTTATCCGGAGACATAGGACGGTACCATGCAGTATGCTCATTTAAGAATGAAGCATATTCATTAAGAAACTTCCAAGTTCCTTTTTCATTTATATAATCTTTAAGGCTGGCTCCCATTTTAAGAGTTACCCCTGCTTCAAACCACTGTTGGTTAATAAGTTTTCCAGCATGAAAATAACTAGATGCTATCTGTCTTTTCTTAAGTATTGCTGCATGCTTATAGTTAAGTTCTGCTAATGTTTCATATAGGGCCATGTGATACTGGGCATCCCTTATTTTAGCAAAGTCAAACTTCTGTTGTTCCTTATCAAAGATTGGTAAGAAGTTTAACCACATATAATAATCTCTGGATAAATACCAGATTTCATTTTTAGACTTTACAATTATACCTTTTCTACATTTTTGTTTTTGGTCATCCCAATATGTAATAAAGTCTTTTGATTTAAATGGTGCAGTGCAGTAGACTTTCTCTTTCCTAAATATCTGTGATTGCTCATTAAATACTTTTGAGGTATCTTCATTAAACTTGTACTGACCGGGTTCTTTGAATATAGTAAGTAAAAATGTAGCAAACTCTTCCCTACTATTAAAGTTAGTTTCTGTCCAGACACCGTTGTCCCAAGTTGGTATATTCTCAAATATCTCCATGCTTATTGATCATATGCCATACCAATTCCTCCGCGTACTTTACTAGATTGTTCTTCCTGTAAATCTTTGTATACACCTTTGAATGAGGCTCTAATTTGATCAAAGTTTTTAGCTGCTGCTACAAGTGAGTTTATATTTCCATCCCGTCCTGCAGTAATCTGTGTAGTCTCCATGTATCTTGCAAGTCTATCAAGCATTGCAGACATACCTTTATATGCTCTAGATGTAGGAGTAGCATACATATCCTCACAAAAATCTAATGCTCTTCTTATAGCTTCATCTTCTGGTGAAAACTCAGCATCAATTTCTTGAATAACTAACTCTTCTTTATCAATCTCAGGTGTATTGAAAAATGGATTTAAATCTGGATTAGGACATGTCATATAGAATAAATACTGATAGATTTTAAGATAGTCATCAGGATACTTATCCATTATGTTTTTAAGCGTCTTTAAAGTATAACAATGTTCAGTTGGTACTATAGCACCATTTTGTACATCAAAAAGTCTTGCTATCATTTCTTTTTTAATTTATCTCTATTATCATATAACCAGTTAACAATTGAAATTACCTCATCCTTAAGATATGTTATTTCAATAGGTATAACCTCTTTTACAATAGGGTCACCTTCAGGTGAATATTTTGTTATAGGATACCCAAATTCATCCTTATCTTCTTCTTCAAATATAATATGGTGTATAAATATATTCCCTGGTTTCAGCTTAGGATTATGCTTCAATATAATATACATATAAATACTAAGCTGTATAGAATAGTGATAGTAATTACAATCATCCAAGTGACTTACTGGTGCACTTAATTTCTGAGACTGCCCCTCCCAGTCTTTAAATGACTCCATTCTAATTTCTTTATTAGTCTTGTAGTCAATTATATTTACTTTACCATTAACCACTTCAACTAAATCTGACTGTCCACAGATACCGGCTGATTTCAAATACACCATATGTTCTGGATATACACCATCTGTAATCTTTTGCTCAGGTGCTTTCTTTATACCAGACTCTTCAATTGGTTTATAAACAGGAATAGGTACACCTTCTCTTTCAATAGAAGCTAGGGAACATAAGTCAGCTTCTCTTTGATTATGATAGAATGTACCTAGTGTAGTAGCACGGTTTGCTTCAGCATCCCAAAGCTCTAGAATCTTTTCTGGTTTAATACCAAACCATTTTGACTTTTTACTTTTACTAACTCTTGCTGCAGTTTTTTCTGCATCAAAGGGTTGTTTAAAGTTGGAAACAAGTGATGTAACACTTATCCAATTAATAGCTTCTCCATCTGTACTAGAGTAGCTATGATTTTCTGCATTAAATACTATACTCATAATTCTTCTAGTTCATCTTCTTCTTCTTCTGTAATTAAAGCATCCCATTTACCAAGTGGACAATCTGCAGAAAGTGCTCTTGTTTTAAATGATAGGGAGCATCCACATTCATTACAACATGGTGCTGTACCAGGAACTACGCACTCATCTCCTTTTGCCTCACAAGCATTGCATACTTCATATCTTAGTGCAGAAACATTTTCAACTACTTCATCTCTAATAATAGCATTACTAATACCTTCAAAGATTTGTTTCCTATTCTTCCAAATTTCTTTTAGTGATCCTTTCATCTTTAAATTCTTTTTTAGTTTTTAAGAACTCTTCAATCTTTACCTGTGCTGCATAAAGCTTTTCAAGTTTTCTTTCACTTTGCTTTAGATTATGATATTTAGAAAAAGTCTTACTATCTGTAGCATTCTTAAAAGACTCTTGTTTTTTAATCATTTTTTTAACCAGTTCTTTTCTCATTATAAAGTCACCTAAACCAGGAACATTTATTTTGAGATTATCTAAACTAGAGAGATTTAATCTTACTTGCTTATAATAGAAACTTACTATATCATCAATCATAGCATCTGCTACATCTAATTCCTCAGAGATTTGTTTAACTATTAGTTTGGGTTTCTTCGGTATCATATCCTAAGAATTTATAATCTAAAAGAATAGTACCATCAGTTTGTATCTTTAGATTAGGGTTTAGCATGATTAATTTCTTATTGTTGGGATCCTTTATTACAAGGTTGTTTTTTTCTGCTTTATTAATACAATTTCTTACTGTTTGCGGAGTTTTAAATATCCAATCTTCTTCTGAAGAAGCATCATAACAAAAACTAGTCAATTCAATTGGTGCATTAAAACTAAGTAAAGTAAGACAGTTTAAATCAGCATTACTCACTGTTACACGATTAACGTAACAGTGAGTAAGTATCTGAAATTTAACAATATCCCATTTGGGCATTTTAACCCTTTTCTGTACTTGGTTTACTAAAGCCATGACTAGTTTTTCTTAAGCTTTCTTTCTTTAGTAAGTTCTTCTTTAAAAGCTTCTTTTACTTCATCTTGATTTTGATCCATATCTTCTGGTGGATTCATCATCATAGCATGTTGCATTTGGATTGTGAGTCTTTTAAATCTTGCTTCATCTATTTTAGCAAGAGTCTCTTCATAATCTAATTGAGCTTGTAAATACTTTAAAGATTCTGTATAAAAGGTATACATCTCTTCTTTTCTTTGTAGTAACTCTTCTGGAGTTAACTCTCTTTCTTCAATTGAATTGTCCATAATCTCTATATGTTGATTTAGACAAATATACAATAAAAGTTTAAACTTTAGTAATTTAAAAACAAAAAACCCAGGTAGTTAGTTTACCTGGGTTAAAGTATTACTTTAAGTAATCTTAGTGAGTATTAGGCTTGTAGCATCTACTTCCACGGCATGGAGTATTTTGTCTAGCTGTTCTACTTTGCTTTACTCTATTTCCGTGCTTACCTGGATTTCTGTTTAATCTTATTCTATCACCAGGTCCTCCCATCATAGATCCAGGGGCCATGCTAGACTTCATAAAATCTTCTGTGTTAATAATTGCTCCTTCAGCACATTTGTGTAATCCTTTAAAATTTTTCATCTTATCTGTTTTTAATACTAAAATTGAATAGTGTAATTAAATAAAACTCGCGAGAAATATCTACTTCAATAGTGAAGACATCTATTTTCCCAAGTCTTAATCTTATTTGAAACTTGTCCCATTGTTTATTTTGGACTTTCCAGTTGTTTCTTAGTTTCATTATTTTAATGTTTTGAGCATAGCAATCATCTTAGGTTGAGGAGATATATCTGTTTTGTCTCTTCTATAAGAGTTATGAGTGTATACTCCTGGTGTACCACTTAATGCTGCTTTTGATACAGACCACATTTCTAGTTCTTTATAAGATATGTCAATACCGTATATTTTCTTCCAATATACAAGCAGTTGTCTTACAGCTTCTATTTGTGCATCTGTATATGCATGGTAATACTTATATCCTTTATAGGGCTGTTCTAAAGTACAAACTTCAGATGCAGGTACCTCACGGTTTACATAGTTAAAGTAACTTCCTCCTACCTTCTCTAAAGGTCCCCAGTTACATATTTCTATACCTATAGCAAGCTTATCAAGACTTTGATATGCTACACCATAAGCTGCAAATACTTCTTGTTTAAGTCCTAGATGGTAAGCCCAGTATTTAGATGAGAACCCTTGTACTATTTCTCCATCATAAGAGTTAGATGCTCCTTTACCAGATATAGTAACACAAGTAGCAATTCTACCTCTATCATCATTATTCCAGTTAATCATGGTATTTAAACCAGATGAGTTTCCAGCTGTATGATGCAATACTATCTGTACTTTCTTAGTCTCCTCTTTTACATACTGTTTTTCTGAAAGAGGATATTGTTTTATCTTAGATAGATCTAATTCTGCCATGACTTACTTATTAAACTTTCTTACAAAAATTCTAGAAAGAATCTTACCTATTTGTTTTAAGAATCCGGATTGTGCTTCTACTTCTGTTGTAGTTACCTCACCTTCTTTCTTTACAGAGATATCAAGTTTTCTACTATCTAGTACAAACTCTTTTTTATCTTCTTCTTTAGTATATGTAACATCTACATTTGGAGTGTCTACATCTACTTTAACATTCCCATCTTTCTTTTTTACAGTAACTTTTGACTTATCTGTCTCAACTGTTACTTCTACATTTTTTACTGCTTTCTTTGCCATAATTATTGGTTTTTAATTTATATACTTACTTCTATAAAGTTATTTGACTTGCACCATTGGTACATATCTTCTGGGGACATTCTGTAGGATTTCTCTACTCCATATACCCAGGCAACATACTCAGAACAGTACATCTTGTCTCCTTCATTTTTTTTGGGATTCCACTTACCTGTTAACAACTCCCATGGTTGTCTAAATATTAGACCTTCTATATCATAAGCTGTATGACCTACTTTGGTCATTGCTCTTTTAGATAATGCGTGTTCATCAATAGTTCCTTCTGGAGCTCTATTAACTACAAAATCATAATTGTATATTGATTGCCATTCATTCCAAGGTCTTACATTAACACCATCTTTCTGTGCATCTATAATGTAAGGCTGACCCCAGATTTCTAGAAATAAAGCAGTATGGGAAAACCTAGATTTAGTTAACCTTCTTATTACTTTACTTAGCCATTTTTTGCCAGTGCAGTGTAATACATCTCCTGTCTTAAGATGGGTTGGATTCATCTTTATCAAATAATTTTTTAAGTCCAAATCTAGACTTTAATACTCTTACTAAAGATTTAGGAAGCATATTTATTTCACCTAGATTTTCAAGTAAAGATATGAAATAAACTGAATAAAACCCACCAACTACTAGTCCGGGTAAAGGAGTATAGATTATATTACCTTTTGCCATTCCCCATGATATGTGCAAAATATAAGAAGTTGCTACAAAGTATAAGGGCATTCTCCAGATTTTGAAACTAACAAATCTTTTATTTATTACACCTTTTATAATTCCAGTAATCCAATCTGCAAACATCAATGACCATAGTGTATATACAGCCATTGGATCATCCCATATGTAGTTAGTTATAAAAGAAGTCATCCCAGCACACATTGCAGCCACTCCGTTGATTAACCAGGTTTTAGTTCCAACAAGAGAATTTAAAAAATCTTGCGGACTAGAAAAACCTATAAATCCTGTCGTAGCTTCTTTTTCCATTTTATAAGTATATATACTTAATATACAAAAAAAAATTATATTATTAGCTATTTACTTATCAGCCTTTTGTCAAACCAATACCACCCATCTATTGACTTGGTTTAATATCTTTTTAATTTCTTATTTTGTGTTGCTATCCTTTTAATGCTTTAATGAATAGCTCAATGTCGGTAAATTCAATTCCATTAATTGTGCATGATAAGTCAAGTAAAATTACTCCTTGATTACTTGGCACATGGCATTGAGCTTCACTAATTACTTCTATTTCACCTTCAAATAAATAGATTGAATCATTTAATAAAAATCCATCTTGAATCGTTGTTATATTAAACATATCTTAAAATTTTATGAAATTGTAATACACAACTATCAGAGGTACTTGTTAATTGAACAGAAAAAATTATATAATTGTCTACTGATGTGTTAAATGTAGCTGATGTACCTACAGCATTAATACTTGCTAAATCAGAAGAAAAAGTACCGCTTATAGATAGGAAATTTATTGTGTTTGATGCTATATTTGCAGTTCTCCAAGCACCAACTTGTCTATTTGAACCACTATAAAAATTAGCCACTAAAGTTGCACCTGTTAAACTTGCAGATGTGTTAACATACATTCTAACAGTTTGACTACCCAATGTACCTGTTTTAAAATATCTTGCTGCAATATCTATTATGCCTGTGCTTGAAAATGTATTAGCAGGAATCAATATAGCACTCACTATAGCATTTGCAGTTGTTCCTGTTACTGCTGTACTATCTGTAGCACTTAATGAAATTATTGAAAAATTAGAACTTCCTCCACCTCCACTATACTGCGGAATATTCAAAGTAGAGCCTACTAATGTAGCCGCACCACTTGTTCCAGTTGTTGTTAGTGTTAGAGTATTAGCTATTGTCTGATTAGGATAAGCTCCTGTTATGCTTATTCCTGTTCCAGCAGTTGGATTGTATTGAGCAGGAATAGCAGGAAATGTAGCTAAAGAACCATCTCCTCTAATATATTGTACTGTTGTACCAGTAGGAATAGGAAAGTATAAAGAGTTATATGTAGGAATACCATTATTCCATACTACCGATGGATTAGGATATGTTCCTGAAAGATCTCCACCAGCAGGACCTGTTGGTGAACCACCTCCTGTAGAAACTGGTTTTACTTTACCGTTAGCACCAATAACTACTATGGAAGAATCACCATAGCTATTACCATCTTTATCTGTTAAAGATATCATTACTCAGAGAAGTTTAACATGTATGTTGTTCCTGCTACAGAACTGTTTACTATTAGTCTATCTTCTTTATTTAATTGATAAGCGGTTGTGTCTAATACAGTATCTCCGGCAGATAAGTTTAATTTAGCAAGAAGTATAGTAACATTCTGTATAGCATCATACTTCTTTATCTCAATTATATACGCAGCAAGGTTATTAAGCATTATAAGTTTACTATAATACGTTTTATTATTAGGAGTTCTTATTATTATATTATCTCCTATAACTAATGTACCTTGCTTAGTATATTGCATTTACTTAGGATTATATTTCATACTTAGGCAACTCTACGTCATTAACCCAAAGGATAATCTCCTCATCTGTCCAAGTGTCCGTGTACGTGAATCCTTGCAAGTTAACTCCAAATGTTGCAGTGTCAGTACTCAACACTACATCAACACTACACGTTTTCTCATTAATTGCATCTGCTACGTTTACAACCTTTACTGTTGGGTTGATTATCTCTACGTTAAACTGTTCAAATTTATAAGTTGCCATATTTTTTTTATGTTAAAGTTGTTCCTGTTACTGTGAATGTTCTGATTGGAAAATAAGTAAACGCTACCGTTGTTGTTTTAACAGCTACACCTATACCTCCAATATTATTTAATACATATGCTTGAGTTGTTGAATTTAATGCAGTATTTGATGACCAATAAACACGTCCTAATGATGTTATATTTATCGGTGAATAGTTCAATAAATTATTTTGGTCATTTGCGTAATTCAAAAAATTGAAAACTTCTTTGATATTTGGCAATCTCCAACCGCTTGTGAAAGTGCCTACTGAAAATGCCAAACATTCATCAATAGATGTATTCCAAGATTTACCTGTTGCTATAACTGCTCGTGAAAGTCCAAGTACATTTGTGCCATTAAATGTAGACCAATCAATTACTATATTATTAGTGTATGTTTGCCCGCCTAACTCATCTGTAAATCTATTGGTATTTCCAAAAGGATTATTCTCACTTAGTACAGTAAATGATGTAGCTCTACCAGCTTCTATATCACCATCATCGCCTGTACGGTAAGATGTAGTCTGACCTGTCTTCATTAGAGTAGCTCCTACAGGTGGATCAGATTCTGGCTTTATATCTATTCTTGTACTCATTGTTTAATTTTTTATCTGCTTACTTCTTCCCAGTCCATTGAACCAAATACACTTTCATTATTTGTACCTGCTGCTAATACTCCCTGTTTTACAATTTTCATTTATTACTCTCCTTTTAGTGCTTTTAACTCTTCATACATTGCAAGTAACTCAGCCTCTTTTTGAGCAATAAGTTCTTCAGTTGTTAGTTCTTCAACTTCAATAAATTCAACTCTTACAAGTCCGTTATCATCATATATTTCGTTTCTTACTTGTGGCATAATTTGTATTTTTTAAACTGCTCTAAATCTTATGTATGGAACAGATGAATGATTTAAATTACTTGTTGTTGGAGTAGTCAATGTAGATGGTAAACTTGCATAAATAGTATTAATAAACCAAGATGTGTAAACCTGTGTTGATGCAGATGTAGCTATTACTGGTGCTAAATTTTGAACATTTGAATTTATACATCTAAATTGAGCAGTTGCGGTGTTTGTTAATACTGCTATCCAATAGGTTACTCCAGCGGTAAAAGTAAACGTAAAACCAGTAATTGTTTTAGTTCCTGTCGTGTCTGTTGAAACATCAACGCTTTCTAATAGTTTAGTATGTGGAACACCATCCAAATCACTATAAATTGCAACTTTTGCCAATCCACCAATAGATAAAGTTGTTACGTCTATAATAAAAGTATTTATAGATAAATCGTATGCTGGTGTGAATGCTGTAGGAATAATAACATTTTGAGTAGTTGCTCCTACAGTTAAATTTCCAGTCGTTAATGCAGTTGAGTAATAAAATAAAGAACGTGGTTTTGATAATATGTGGGTAGCTAATCTGTTACCACCTCCACCGCTTACATTTACAGTAACATCATTGCCTGATGCTGTAGCTGTAATTCCTGTACCTGTAAAATTAATTTTATTTACATTAGGAGTTATTTGTATGCCCTCATCTAATATTGCAATCTGTTTACTTATGTCTATCCCTGTTGCCATTATTAATATATTTTAATTATCTGCTTATTTCTTCCCAGTCTACTGAAGCATATGCTCCTAATGTTCCTCCTGTAGCATCAATAGCCATTTCAATAACCAATTCAAGAGGTGTACTTGTAAAAGTATTTCTTTCTAATTGACTAGCAAATATTGCCTCTTTTAATATATTGATACTTGGAGAACCTTGATTAGAGGAATTAACATATCCTTGAGCTAATACTCTACCACCTGTAGCAGATGTTCCTGTAAGGTTATATTCTACAGATGAATCAGCACCTGCTGAAACCCAAGATCCTCCTGTTGTTACAGCAGATTGGACAACCCTCCATGCATAGTTTTTACCGTTACCTAATCCTAATAAAGATATTGCTGTAGTTATAACTATAGCATCTAATGCAGTAGTTTTAAGTCTAATTCCTAGCATTGGATAATACGTTCCTGCTACAGCAAATGTTTTAGGAGCAGTAATAGATGTGCCAACTGCTTGTTGTGCTCCTCTAAGTTCATAACCACCTTCAGATATTGCACTAGAACAAACTTGTTTTAAAGTACTTGGTTTAGCTGTTACTCCTGTATTAGTTATCTCATATCTAAGTGGTAATGAAGCTGTAGTAATATAAGTAGATGTAATAAAATTAGCATGATTAAATCTATGGCATACAATGAAGTTACCATCTATAATAAAACCTACTCTTACAGTTCCTTCTCCTAGCCACTCAATATCCATGAATAAAATCTGAGCCTTAGTAATATCTAAAGTTATTCCTGATGGACCATTACCATCTAATGGATCAGCATTCCAAGAAGCTTGATTAACTACTGATTCTGTAACAACACCTGTAACTAAACTTCTTTCAACAAAACTTAAAGTATTATCATCAAGTTGTATATAAATTCCATTATCAGTACCAAAGTATCCTACTCTTTGTCTTAAGTTAGTCTGAGCAGGAGCCATTACAAATGTGTTCATTACAAGTAAGGACTTACCTGGTTGATATGACATTACTTTAAATGTTTCTCTAAGAACTTGAGATCCACTAGTTGTATTTACATTTAGGTTTACTAATCCCTCATTTGCGCTAAAAACTGCTGCACCACCACTTGCTGTAGAAGTAGCCCAGAGTCCATTGTCTTTGTATCTATGTGAAGAATCAAACAGCCT